GTAAAGATCGGCGTGGTCATTAGTGGGTGCGCCTCCTTGATAATTAAAAAAATTATATTCGGTTTCTGGCGCAGGTCCGACATACAAGGCCTGACAATTGTAAATTACGCGTGGCTGTGCCATTAATCTTGCCCTTCATGAACGCTTGCGTATAATATTCCGGCTAAAAAGTCATCCACCTGATGTTCATAAGCAACATCTTGTACCTTTTTAACTCTTTCGTGGTTTCTGTCTGTTGGCTCAGCCGCATACCGTCCTGCTTTAGCCAACCAGTTTGGTGGGTCTTCGTTGGCTATTACTATATTTGTTATTTCTCGAGCTACTTCTTTCTGCTGCTTGCTTAATCGCTTGCGTTTATGCAACTGCCTAAGGGAGGCTTCCACCTCTAGGTTTAACTTGTCCGAAAGGCTCAGATGCTCCTGTATCCTAGAAAGGCTAAAATTAAGAGCCGCTTTTGTTCCTACCGGAGTCTTTTTGTCATCTTCCTTAGGTTTCTTGGATCCGGCAGGCCGTCCTGACATTTGAGGCATTTTTGCTCCTCCTATTAATGGCTCGTATAACCCCTCGTTCTTGAGTCCTTGAAACTTCTTCTGCGATTCCAAGGATTCTTCCGGAGTTGGGAAACGACCGGACTCGATAGCCTGCATTCCTTCCTCTGGGGTAAGAACTCCTAGTTCAATTAAACGACTATAAATTCTTGAGTAAACAGAGGTATCCCTCAAATCTACCTCTTCAAAATGGGCGTCGGGATAATTCTTGAATCCCATTTCCTTTGAAATCCTTCTAATTTCTGGCATCAAGAAATTCTCCAAGAAGACTCTTCGCCCCTGTTTGAGTCTTTCCATGAAGACTTGAACCTTGATGCTTGTGTTGGCAAATTTCTCATCACTTAACAGGATGTTATTTAATCCCATTTGAATGTCCTGATTAACCACGTCGTACTTTTTAGGGTCTAAAATATTACCAATATCAGGAATAACGAATTTTGCATCAGTCGTGTAGTCAGAAATCAAAACGCGCCCCACAGACTCGTTTTCAAAGAGCTTCTGCATTGCCATCAGATTCTTCTGGTTAACTCCTCCATCCTCTGGTTTGGCCCCCATGGTTATCAACAGGATAGCTTGATTAGTTGTCCTAGCAACGGCCATGTCCATTTGTTTCATTTCCTGCTTCCAGTTTATATCCTCCAAGACGGGGTATCCCATGGGAACTGAAAATGGTTCGTAATCTTGCTTTTTATAGAAAACAGCCACGAGCCTATCGGTATCAAGCGGAAGCGTGACGGCGGCCAGACCTGTATTTTTAGTGTCTTTTATTAGCTTTTTGGTTTCTTCTGGCAGGCTTTCGAAGACCTCTTTCTGCTCCTCTGTTTGCGGGTTTCGCAGGATTTGCAATTCGTAGTCAGTAACTACCTTGTAATAAACTCCATTACTAAAAGCTATGCTTCCTTGAAGCTGAATATCAGAAGGGTTAAGAATTATGTACTTGGAGGGAATTTCAATATTTTCATTAGCCTCGCTTAACCCAAATGTTTGGTTAATCTTAAAGGCGTCACTTTTCTCCATCTTAGAGTTAAACCTATAAATGAAAACGTTACCAGACCTATAATACTCGCGAAAAAATCTGCTCTGAAGATCATCGATATTTATCTTCTTGAATAGCGTCTCAAAAAACTCCCTAGACTTGCGACTCCCACCAGTATAATACAAATTACTGATAGAAAATTCAGTCATCAAATCAATGGTATTCCTGAAAACTGAGAAATTGTAGTAAGCTTTTTGGCAAAGAATTATAGTGTCCCTAACGTCAATATTTGAGTTGTTGGAAACCCCACGAGAATATTTGAACGGAATCATCCCGTTTTCAATATTCCTGAAACGATCGGTTCGGACGATGTCTGCGGCCTTATTCCTACGCGTACGTGTAGAGCTAGCTACAGTTTCATGCTTAGCCATTAAAGGCTCCGCACCTTGTTCCGTTTTCTTCTTTACCGCCATCTTTTACTTTAAAATTACACCTAAGCTAACATTCTGGGAGTAAATGTATGGTTAACTTGCTCCACCTTAGTATTTTTAAGATCATTGTAGCACTTAATAGCCCAATTCCCCAACATTAAAGTCGTGTAGTTATCTTTACGGGCTCGGTTTACCGCCGAGCTTCTCTTAAGATGCTGAGGTAAATCGAATGTTTGGCTCCCTTTCGCTGTGGTTTTAACTTCCACCAGAGCGCACTGCTTTTTCGACTGGTGAACTATGTCGTCTTGAAATTCAATAAGGTCACCTTTGTTTTCGTAGGGCATCATTTTAAGAGGGACGGCCTGTGATGACACTTTATCGAAAAAGCTTCCGCAAGCAGCCGTACGAGAAGCGAACCAAATCCTCTTGTGGTCAATGGACGCTTGAAGGTGCTCGTTAGCTTCCCGAAGAAAAGTAGTAGAAAACAACTGTTTAAAGCATATTACGTTTTCTTTTTTGTTGTATTGGCGCTTTGCCGTTAAAAGCATTTTTTGGTACTCAACCCCATTCTTGTCACTATTAAAATCAAAAAATTTGATTTCTATACGTGAACTTTGAAATAGCTCGGATTCATTGGCGCTATCGATAAATTGATACCCTGCGTTATCTATAATTATCATCGAAAATTTGAAGTTGGTTACCAAATAATAAAGGTATTTTATATGGTTTTTTAAATCTCCTCCCGCAACTGCGTACCCATGAACTAACGTGGAAAAAGTAGATCTATCTTCGTCGAGCTCCAGAACAGACATTGCAAAATAATCAGACGAAGGGCTATTGCTAAAGCTGGGATCAATGGCTAAGATATACTCCCTGTCAGCCTCCCCCTTTACTAACGTATGCTGCTTTTCTCCATCCGGGATAGTACATGCATGCATTTTCTTTGCACTGAAATAGCTATCACTCCCATCAGTGAATTGAGCTGCATACTCCCTCATAAAAGATGAATTTGACGATCCTCCCGACTTAGCTTCTTCAATCACAGTGCTATCAATCATGTCGGCAGGAATAGAATCAAAACCCATCTGCGAAATAAAGTAATTAGACTGCATAATATCATCTGAATAAATATTACCCATCCAATCCTTATAGGTTCGGTATAGGTTCTCGAAACTATAGCTAGCAGAAGATAAAGCTATCATTTTAGAGTTGTTCGCGAATACAATCCGATCCTCCTCTTTCATATTACCCTTCTCAATAAGTTCATCCTCCATTTCCCTTATCTTTATTCGCTCGGCCATATCCTGAGGAGCAACCAAAAAAGGCATCAACACTGATTTGATAGTATCCTCTGGCAACAGCAAAAACTCATCCAGAACCAGAATGTTAGCGCGAAAACCTCGAATCTTTTCTCCACTCAACGGAATGGCCGTTATGGTACCTTCATTAATTTTCCATTCAAACTGATCGTTACGTTTAGACTTCGCGCCGAAAGCGTGAGCTAACATCTGCGCCTCCTTAGACTCTACGATCTTTTCGATGTTGTTAAAAATAAAGCGGGCTGTACGAAAAGTCGGGCCAGCGATGAGGATCTTGGTGCGAGGCTCGAAAATGCACTGAAGGAAGCAGTAGACGGCCGCAATGAAGGTTTTTCCGCAGCCACGTCCCCACACACACATGCTAAAGTTCCTATTGAAAAAAGCCTTTAAAGTTATCTCTTGGTAAAGGGCTAATTTGATTCCCGATAAAAGTTCGGTAGTGAACCCCAGATTAGACCTCATAAACTTAGCTAGTGTGATTTTAGCCTGTCGATCCCCGAGTTCCCCTTTCAGCGCAAGGGCCTCTTTGTTTATGTCGACAATGGGGCGATTATATTTTTCCGGGCAATACCACATGTTACAATAATTTTAAATCGTACGCTAATTGTAGGTCAAATTTAGTTTTTAGAATCTTGGTTAGTAAAAGCTTTTTGACGATCCTTACGCACTCCACCCTTCCGTCTACAAATAAGAATTGGATATGTGCAAATTTTTGAATTAGCTCCCGGACATTGTGGAAAATAAAATCTGGAGTTACCCGAGTATTCTTCTTGTAAACGTACGGAAGCTTGTTGAACGCTAAACATTCTTCCAGCTTTCTTTCAACGAGAATTACCATGTACGCATCCTCTTCCTCGGCACGTTTTATTTCGTTTTTAAACCTTTCCAAACCCGAGCTCAGAGTTCCAATAAGATCGGGGACAGACTTTCTTTCGATGTAGCAGTTCCCTGTCTTGTCTTTATCGTTAAGGCAGTAGTCTCCAAACTTCAACCCCTTAACTTCTGTAGGGAAGTCTTTTATCTTTAGGGGATTTTGCTCTCTAGAATCAACATAGATAAGGTGCTCATCATTAAACTCCTCTTCGAATTTAATTTTTCCATCCTGCCGTTTCTTGGGCAAAGGGCCGAGCTTATTTTTAAGGCCTATCTCTTCGCACAGCTTGTAATAGTCCTTGAAAATTGTTTGGTAATAAGAGATAGGAGGAACCAAAAGTGTTCGAAGCTCTACTTCCGTGGGGGTATATTCTAAACTTTTTTCCTTCTTTCTTTTTACTAGGAGCCCTTTGCAATACTCTCTGGCTTTTTCCAAGGAAGCGTTTTTCAGCCAACACTTTAAATTTTTTTTGGTGTTAAAGTCTGCGGAGAAATACTGTTGTTTGTTTTTAAATTTTATTAGCTCCTTGGTGTGCCGGTCATACTTAGGAAACTGGGTATGGTAGTAGCTCCCTATTGCCAGCTTGTGAGCCTTTATATGCAAATGAAGATTCTTGTCTTCTTTAAACTCTTTTTTGCAAATGTTACATTCAACCATTTAAAACTTCCTCTTCGCTGATTCCCATAATACGAGATTTGATTTCCTCCATAGAGGTCAGCCTCTCGATTTCCTTGGAAACATTCTTTTTCCTAAGCTCAGCTATTTTAATCATTTTATGTCTAGACTCCTCATCTTTCCAAAGTTCTACTAGATTCAATATGGAAGCGGACTCCTGCATCATCTTGCTCATTCGATGGCTTCGTTTTTCTTTGAGCTCGTTGAGCAGTTTCGTCTGTCGGTTTACGCACTGGTTGTATTCTGTTTGAGCGGTATTGATAGCTTCCACTAAGCTCATTGCCATTCTTCGGCCTTCTGTATCCTCAGCGTTTTGATCTAGAAGCTGCTGCAACCTCTCTACTCGTCGTTGGATATTGGAAGCAATGACTACCTCTGCAGAAAGAACAATATACTGGTCCACCTCCTCTTGGGTGAGATCAGGTTTATCCCACGTATATCTGACGAAACTACTTTCAAATAGTTCTCTATCTGTCTCGATGTTATAGGTTCCAATTTGATGAAGAAAACGGAAAGTATGCATGTATCCAATTAAGGTATACAAATTTCTTTTTATTTTAGTGGTGACCTTATCTTTGTCAATCCCGTTATAAACATACTTGTTTACTCTAACTAATGCTCTGGCTTCTGACTTCGGTGGAGAATAGCCCGCTTCCGCCGCGGTCTCTTCATTCGTTACGTCAGCATATTTAACTTTGTTGTTTATTGTTTTGAGAAAATCAAACAACACTTTGTATCTAAGATCTAATGGGGAAATAGTAGGGTCATCGAAAGTGATCCTAGCCATCTCCATAGGCTTCATGGCCCCGCAATTATTTGTTATAAATTCTTTCTGATCTTCGGTAAGTTCGGTTTTCTCTTTTGGGTAGTACTTGTGGGACACCTTCGCCTTAAGGCTTTTCTCTGCGAGAAATTTTTTCACAGCTCTTCCGTATTTTGACCTTCCGTCCCTCTTATCTTCGGGTACCTCAGGAAATACTAATTCAATTAACTCTTTAATGTAGGGCGGATCATCCGGTCGACTGTTCCACTCGTTAAGCAATGCTAACTGTTGATTCTCATCTAGGTCTATGTTTTTTGCGCTCATATTCTTTTAACTATATAGCCCAGCACCACAAGTATTATCATTGCGACAAGTGACAACCCAAGAGTTGCCCCTATCATTATCCAAATTTGATCCCATTTTTTAAAAAACTTAATTATTTTTTCCATTCAACCGTTTAAATTATTTCTATCTCCCCATCATCATTTAACATCTTTTTGACTTTTTGGATTATTGATTTTTTAACGTTTTTGATTTGCTTGTATCCCGGGACCCTGTTTTTTTCGTTAGTTTTATACCCCATTAAGGTAGCGGCGTCCTCCTCCGATAGGTTATCAATGTAAAGGGCTTTGTATATTCTCCACTCGGCCGGTTTTAAAGTTTCCTCCATTTTGACATTAAGCTTTTCCATCATTGCGAGCACGTCAAACCCAGAATACTCTGCCGAATTAATTTCGTGAGAATGGTCATCTATAGAAACGGGTAACTTTGCATCGTAGGCTTGCTTCTTTGTTTTTGTCCAGTTGGCGTAGAGGGGACACGCTTCAGATTGTTTTCCGTATATGTAGCACAAATCACCGGCTTCAGCCGCAGCGCACTTTAAACATGGACGACAATAATTCCCATAGTTGTTTCTAATAAGATTTTTTATCTGGTTGGAAATTATGCGATTAATCCACGGATTAAGAGGTTTGTTGATATCGTATAGATGCCACTTCTTAAAAATATGAATTCTTAAAATCTGAGAAACGTCATCAAAGTCCATCCACGAAAGGGCAGTTAGGTTCCACTTGGATTTTCTTTTTCTTATTTCTAGATCTATTTGATCAATTAATTCTTCAAACTTGGGTTTCTTACGTCGACTCATGGTTTCGAGATGATCCTGCGTCCCTTCTAAAATCTTCAGAGAAAGACTCTTTAGAATAAGTAGGATCCGATTCCCTCACGTAACCATCATTTTGCTGCGCCTCACCGACAGCTAAATCCTTCAGTGACACAATTCCGAATGACCTAGATGTATTAATATCTATATCAAGTTTGTCCATGTTTGGCATTTCGAATTCTTCCTCTTCGACTTCTTCCTGAACGGTCGCGACTGGGTTCTGTGGGTTAGCCTTGAACACTCTTTTGGCGGGAGCTTTAGCCAACGCGGAAAAAGCTCCACCACACGAACTACAAAATTTAGGTTTCGTCATGGTGTAGTTGGTCCCAGATCCGCAAGTTGAACAGTACACTTTCATATAAGCTTATTACACTATTCTACCAGTAATAATTATTTTTTCAAAAAAAGTGTATATTATAGGTGTATGGAAAATATCAAATTCAAGAATTCGGACGGCATAGAATACGAACTACTTTGGAAAAAACCCCATCATACTTATAATGCTGATGGACTGTGCTATTCTCCAGATCTAAAAAATCCCAAGATTCTAGTTGACCCCACACTTAAAAAACGCAGGAAATTAAGCACTTTAATAGAAGAAGTAACTCACGCCTTTTTCTGGGACAAAAGCGAAAGAGAGGTAAGAAAGTTCTCTTCCGTTCTCGCAGGGTTAATAAACAAACAAATTAAATAGTTTCCAACTCTGCGATTTTAGTAACAACAAATTTGGTCAATTCAGAGCGGACTATGTCTTCTGCGGTGAATTCGAAGGTTTCTATTCCCATCTCTCGACTTTCTTCATTGTCGAAGACGTCAAAGATTTTGTCAAAACCCCCTCTATTTCCATTTTTAAGATCTGTCTGCATTGGGTCTGCCAATATAAAAGCGCGAGAATATTTGCCTATTCTCGTTAATACGGTGACTATCTCTCTAATAGAACTGTTTTGAGATTCGTCCATAATTATAGCTTTTGAGTTCCAACTCATTCCTCGAGCAAAGTTTACTGGATGGATAGACACCCTCTTTTCTTTCTGGAGTTTTTTGACCGTGGTTTCGTGGAGCAATTCGTCTAATTTGTCCATGAAAGGTAGATTGTAGTAATGGAGTTTTTCATCAGCATCTCCGGGCAGAAAACCAAGTCTGGAGTCTGAACTCTCTACGGCAGATCGCATATATATTATATCCGATACCTTACTTAAATTTAATAAATTAAGAGCAGCGTAAACAGACATGAGAGTTTTCGAGCTTCCCGCGGGTCCTTTACATAAAATTACTCTAGTGTCTTTTCCTAAGGATAGATCTATGAATTTTTTCTGCTTCTCCGTCCAGTTAAGTTCGTCTATATAAAAGGTATCTTTTTGTTTAAGAGTTTCCCTTTGGTGAACTTTCACCTTTCCGTCCAAAATTTCAAGGGATTCAAGACCCCTTGGACTCTTTACTTTCGGCATCAATGTAATTTACACCAAATTAGTGTAATTACAGAAGTAAAGTTATGAACGAGATTACCAATGCTGCTCCCCAGATTGTTGGCTTAATGGGAAAAGGAGGACTAGACCCAGACCAAGCCGAGAAAGTAGCTCAAGATTTAGTAGGAGAATACGGATGGTTTGTCCTCGCGGCTCTGGGAGCTATCCTTGCCAAAGATATGATAATGAATTTTGCCCAAGCCATAATGGTTTTTATGGGGAACGACTTCAATAATGATGATATAATCTACATATCGGGGCGTCAAGCGAGAATAGTAAGAGTGGGTGTAAGAACTACCTGCTTTTACATGACAGATCGGGCCTCAAAAATGGTCGTTCCAAATGAGCAACTTAAACAGTTAACAATTGAAAAAAAACTAATGCAAAACGGTAAAGTCCCTTACCTGCCTACTGGAGGAGACCCCGGTTACGTAGGCGTCGAAGAAGTTCCTATTTATCCGGACCCCATGAAAGTTAGAGTGGTACCTGAAGTGAAACCTGCTCCTAAAAAAAGATGAAAAAGATAGTCCTGATAATTGTGGTATTCCTGTGCTCTTGTAAGTCGGGAGGAATTGACGAGAAAGGGCGTTTGGAAAAAGTAAGAATTCAGATTCCCGCCTTTGTCGATATAGAGTTCGAGTATTACAAAGACGAGGAAAATCTCGGAAAGTCAAATCCCCCATTATTTGGAGGGTATCCAAAATTAATGGAAAGAACCCAAAAATAAGTGTAATCATTAATAGAATGAAAGAGATCGATTTTAGTGACCAAATCCTCCAGTATAAAGAAAGTGGTCTTCTCGCCGAAGAAAAAGCTGGTTATCCACCTAAATGCAAACCGGGATACGAGGTAAGCGCAGACAAGAAAAAATGCGTCCCTGTAAAAGACACTTCAGAAGCGGCCAAAACAAAAGAGCAGTGGGACAAGATTAACAAGAAAGAACTTAAGCGTGACTCCAAGAAGGAAAAGGGAGAACACGAAAAAGACGCCGTAAAAGACGACAAGAGTAAAATCAATAAACTTAAGAAGGGTATGCCTTCAGAAAAAAAGAGTGTTGAAATTCATGATTTAAAGAAGGACGAAAAATACGATAAGGAAAAGAAAGCTTACTGGAAAAAGAAAACAGAAGCAGCCAAAATGAGTAGTAAGCAAAAAAATGACTTGCCCGACTCTGACTTTGCCTATATCCAACCCGGTGGAAAAAAAGATGACTCAGGGAAAACGGTTCCTCGTTCCCTTCGCCACCTTCCAATACCGGACGCCGCTCATGTCCGAAACGCTTTAGCAAGACTTGATCAAACAGACATTACTCCCGAAGCTAAAAAAGCTGCTCTCCGTAAAATTAAGACAGCGGCTAAAAAATTTGGCGTGAAAGTTAGTGCAAGCACTAACGCCATAGATTATTCGGACTTATATTAATACCGGTCACTAGTTCTTGTTAACAAAAAAAGCCCCGCTACTGCGGGGCTTTTAGTTTTATAGAGTCTCGATTACTTGATACGACGCCGTAAGAGGAGTGGATCAAATTTATCGTTGCTGTCATAAGCAAATGGCTCCCAGCCTTCGGGAATATTTTTAGTATTGGAGGTTTTATACTCCCACTGTTGAGTTGGGTCCCAAGAAATGATTAACGGGCTGGATGTAGCACCTGTTCCGAGTACTAACGTAGTCGTCAACAATACACCAATCGCGAATGATTTCCAGTCAAGTATTTTAAGTTTCATATTTGTCTATATTATATATAGCCTATTCTCCGGGTTTGTTTCCATCAATAACTTCATCGCGATTATTCTTGAACTCTTCGCGGATTTCCTTTACTCGTTTGCCGACCTCTTCGCGATGGGATTTCATCTTCTCATACCATTCTTTTCTCCCGGCTGCCATTTTCTCTCTTAGGGCCTTTTTCTGTTCGTCCGAGGCGTCTTTCCACGCTTCTTTATCAAAAGTCCCCTTGCGGCCCTTTGTCGCCTCCGCAAAGGCTGCTTTTAGCTCTTTGATTTTGGCGTCGTCCCTTATCATCTTACCAAAGCCGCTACCCTTCTTATGGTCACCCTTCTTTCGGTCACGAACTTTATGACCACGCTTCTTTGCGTCTCCACGATGCTTCCTGCGCTTTTCAAAGGCGGCCTTAAGGCGGCTTTTAACTTTATCGGAATTCCATTTCTTTCCACCACGTTCGAGCTTTTCTTTTATGGGCTTATCTGGCTTAGGTGCAGGCTGAGCCTGTATAGTTGTTAACGCTGACGCCACAATAGCTACCAGCCCGATTTTTAGTATACGTTTAACAAACATAACGAATATTATACTGCAAGAATCATGCCAGTCATAAAACGCGCATTTGCTAGGTTTCAAAAGCTCGGGGAGCTTTTAGATTGGGAATAGCTCCCACCCGAGTCAAAAGGTTGGGGTAATACCCCCTATTGGTGTAACATAAGATATGAAAAAGAAATTTGTTATAGGCGCTATAATTTTAGCTCTCGGAGCCGGAGTGCTAATTTGGGTCATCAAGGGCGAAGATATAAAAGAAAAGGCCATAGAAACAGCCGTAGAGGCAGTAGTAGAGAAGGTCGCCGAAGAAGCGGTTGAAGAAGCAAAAGACAAATTAATAGAAGAGGTTATAGGAAAGCTTGTCCCTTGAGTAATTATACAGAAAAACGCCCATGGGGCTCCTTCACTATCCTAGATGAGGGGAAAGGATTCAAGGTAAAACGTATTACTGTAGAAGCTGGGGAAAAGCTGTCACTCCAGTATCATAACCGACGCTCGGAGCATTGGACTGTCGTTTATGGAAAAGCTACCGTAACCGTGGGAGAAACNGTTAGTGAGCTCAATGTAGACGAATCAATATATATTCCAATAAAAGAAAAACATTGCATAGCCAACCATACCACGGATTTCATAGAAATGATCGAAGTCCAAGTTGGAGACTATTTATTCGAAGATGACATAGTACGAATAGAAGACCGGTATGGAAGAAAGTGAAAAAATTACTTTATTCTATATAATATGTCATTGAGGTTGTCCCAAGATATTCTATCCACTTTAATAGATGGCGGCTTAACTTTTACCGTAGCTATTCTTAAACCGTAGATGTCGTGTTCCGGGTGAACGATATCCTCAATGAAGTCCCAAAGGCCATTGTGCTTTGCCCACTTGTAATATAGGTCGGTATTATTCTTTTCAGTTTCTAATAACATTTGTCGTTTCTTTTGAAAAAAATTGGCGTAAAGGCATAGCCCCCTTATCGCTAAAGATTCGGTGGGGGGCTCCACTATTCCTTCGTAGAATATAAGGGTTCTCATCAATATATTTTACACTTCCCTTTGTTTTCGTGTAATATTTTATTGCATGCCAGACACTAAAGATAGAGTAGGTTTCGCGGACCTTGATACGTTTCTCAAGGTAGCTCCCATGATTGGATTATTTGTTCTAGGCTACCTTCAAACATTGTTTCCCAGCAAAATAGAATTTGAGAAAATAGAACAGCAATTAATCCAAATGGATAAAAAAATAACCGAGATGACAGTGCTTCAAAAAGCCATAACATCCAATACTACTGATATTAACAGGGTAGAAGACCGGATGAGAATCTTGGAAGTAGAGATTGCCAAACACAATGCTAAAGAAGTAAGAACCACTTCGCGCAACAAGGGCGGATCGTGAAACATCTTTTGATTTTACTTTTTGCGATTGCTTTAAATATAACCGGAGCTCCGAATATAGATCCTGACGTGGAGATAAGAATTAAAGGTCTTGTCTGCTCAAGTTGCGCTATAGGCCTTAGAAAAGCTTTCAAAAAGGATTCTCAGGTTAAGGGGCTAAAAATAGATATCAATAAGGGCACTCTCTCCCTTGAGTACTGGGGTATAGAAATTCATCCCTCTAAAATAAAAACAATGGTTGAAAAATCCGGTTACGAAGTCTCCTCTATAAAATGGTTTAAAAAGGGGAAACCCCAAAGATATAATACTCCATAAAAAAACCCCCCACTGTTAAGCGAGGGGTTCCCTAAAAGCTCGTAGAGCTTTTTATTATCGATTAGCTACTACTTGGTGTCGACCGAAACTCCATTCGTGAAATGAAGTGCCCAATTAGCTATCCACGCATAAGCTGCGCCTCCAACCCAACCGCCGATTCCAAAAGCCGCGATACTTCCCAGATTTCCAGAAACTACCGTGCTAATCTTACTTATCCCACCATCAACATCACCTAGTGCACCTGTGCCGACAAAAGCCAACACCGGAAGCACTACGCCTGTGATAGCGCCCGTAGCAACCCCCATCAAACCAAAAAAGTTTGCTGCAGATCGTATATGTATTTTCGTAATAGTCATTTTTTTCATAACGTAAGCAAAAACCTAACCGAAAACTAACGTAGCTTTTGGCGTGGCTTTTGCGCCCTTTATTTTACACTGGGAAGCTTATTTGTGACCTAAAAGCTCAAGGAGCTTTTGAGAAAGGTTCCGTCGTAAACGTTACGGTATTACTCGTGTTTGTTTGGACCCCTGAAGGCTTTAACCATTTAGTTGTATAAATCCAGTTGCAGTCATCATAATTAACTTTTTTGGTGGGGCTACCATTGTTTTGGATGTTATCAGCATAAACACGTGCAATCGTGCCATCCCAACCATACGTCATTTGAAACTTTCCATTTTGAGGGTTTGGATTCTTAACCGTTGTGGGTGGTACCGGAGTAACCGTGATTACATCTCCCCCAGTTTCGTTGGACGATAAAGCAACAGTTTTTCCCGCCGCTACTATTCCAGAATCGGGCCCTGTCATAGCCCAAGTTTGTGCCCATTTCATAGGGGAGTCAGTATGGTTTATTATAGTTAACGTGAACTTAGGTGGGTCGGTTTTTAATTTGTTATCATTGGACTTTACGAAGGTCCAAGTGCATCCGGCGAATAAGAGGGCTGTTACCATCAATAGGATTATATTTTTCATTTTTTTTGTTTTGTTGTAAAAAAGCTCCGCCGAAGCGGAGCTCAATTTAAAAAGTTTGTAGCTTTTAGATTACTTGACTTCTCCAGCGTCTTCCTCATCCCTATCGTCACTAACGATAGGACCGGATGGTTCTGGATCTGGCTCGGGTGCCGGTTCCGGAGCTGGCTCGGGTTCTGGCTCTGGAGCGGGTTCTGGCTCTGGAGCGGGGGCTGATGTCTCAACGCCAACGTTTCCTTCTCCAATGTTTCCTGCTGGCTCAGGTGTCCCAACACCTACGTTGCCTCTATTCTTTTTTTTGTCCCTCTTTCTGATTCGGGTTCCGTCTGGTCTATAAGTTGCCATAATATTTTTTTCCTAAAATTAACAAAGATGATAAGTCATTAAAAAGTTGGCCTGACCTGTCTGTCCGTCAAGACCCGTACAAGTAATCGTGGTCTTAGTGTCTCCCCAAAAATTGGTCTTAACTTTATCTCCGGGTTCCACTGGCTCACCGACTCCAACCGTATAGGTTTTATCGATAGCATCTCCACCATCCGTATCAGTTTTAACACGTAGGGTATAATTACCTGTGGTTTTGCCATCTACGCATTCTATCTTGACGATCCTAATGGAAGCTCCACTTGTAGATTTCTTGTCACTCTCCGTGTCGGTATGAGTGTCATCCAAATTGAACTTTACAGATGATGTTTTATCACTTGAACCTACTACTGGAGCAGTCAACTTATCGATAAGTTCTACCACCATCGCTTTGAGTTCAGTTTTATTTTCTTCGTTCATGATAAATTGTTTTAGTATTTTGGCCAGTAACTCTCCCAAAGAATCTTTGGGGGTTCGTAATCGCCAAAGTACCTAAACCACAACTTAAGAAAAAATATCTTTATCTTAATTGTCATCAATCTGGATAGACTTGACCTGTAACTACTGCACCTGAAAAAGCAGGAACACAAACCAAAGCCCACGCCTCAGCACCATTTCTTATGTCAGAACTGCTAGCCATCCATCCGGATACGCTATTTTCTGTCCAACTCCAGCCATCTGGTAAATCTGGACCAAGTCTCTGGGTTCCAGTGACTTCTCCGCTTACTCCTGTTAAATCCATATAAGAATAATGGTCTGTGCCACTTACCATGCCGCAAGAGTAGCTATTCCAGCGTTCAATAGGGGGGGCACCATTATTGTAGTATTCTACATTATGATAACCCCAAATATTAACGTTAGCGTTTTGATCAGCTGCGGTTGAGGCAGAGGTGTTAACTTCAACTATACCATAGTCCCAATAACTAAGGGTTGAACCGGCGTCTGTGGTAATTTCTTTATAAAGTCCCATAATTATTCTCCTTCTGCTAGTGCGTCGGTTGCTCCCGAAAAGAAAGGTACACAAACTCTAAGCCAATTATATGCGCCACTTCTAATATCATCGCTTCTCTGCATCCATCCGGATACTCCGTTTTCTAGAGGATTCCATCCGTCTGGAAGAGGTACCTCTCGCTCAGAACCTGTCACTTCGCCGGAAACTCCGGTTAAATCGTGCCATTGGTAAAAATCTGTCCCACTAGCATATGTACAGTTATACATATTGCCATCTACCGAAGGAGCCCCTGCATTTCGGTAAGCTTCGCTTGTAAACCCTAAAGTGTTTACATTTGCCATATATTGGGCTGATTCGGGGTCAGTGCCCTGAAACCAGTCTTCTACCCGGCTTATCTTCCAGTAGTTGGCCCCTTGACCATCTGGTTTGGTATAATTTAAATTAAGACCCATATCAGCAAATATTACACATTAAAAACGAAAAGTTCCATTTTTTTTTGAAAATCAGTGTGGATCTAATGAAGCAACATAGTCTGCCAACGTAACCATTCTATCTCTCGATATACTTCCTTTATCGCATAATCTATGAGAATTGGGACAAGTAGGCGCTATGTTAGAATATGAATCATCCCCTCCCTCCCGTCGTGGAACAATGTGATGTAGGTCACATGTCGTATTATTAATTTCTAAAAACTCCTTTGTCCAACCACACCCGCAGTCCTTAATTAGGCAGGGTAGCTTTCCGTACTTTTTTCTGATTTTGCCCGAGAAATGATAAATGTGATTTTCTCGCTTAGACTGATATTCTTTGCTTAATTTTGCTTTTCGATGTCTTCGACAACTGTGACCGCAGTATTTAGTTTGGGGCATTACGTTTTGAAAAGGATCCCCACAGATCTCGCAAATTAAATTATGCAACTTTCTACCCGCGTTAGTGTGACTAGTCGAACAGCTTTGGCTGCAGAATCTGCCATACCCTTTTCTTATTTCTGTTATGGTGGCTTTGAATTCTTCCCCACAACCTTCCCAAAGACACTCGCGGACATGGGCATCACGCCAACGATCTCCCACTAGTTTTTTTACTATTTTTTCCATAATTAGGAGCTTTCGCCGCTGGGTTGTCTATTCTTGCCATAATAAGATTTCTTATAATCCTTGACTTTGTTCGGGTTATTTTTCTGCCATTGGGTTACGTTTGTTATTATTTTGTTTTTATTCTTTTGGTAGTACTTCTTAGCAGCTTCGTCGTCGCACTCCTTGCAACAGTATTTTAACCCGTCTTTTGTGCTTGATTGCTTTCTAAAAGCTCCAAGAG